GTTCGAGCTGGGCGATCCTGTCGATATAGGCCGCCTCGATGGACTCGAAATGCTGCGTCACCTCGTCGGGGTGCAGATACACGAAGCGGCCCGTGGCCTTCTTGGCGAAGTCCTCAAGGCCGGGCGCGCGCTTTTCTGGGTCGTTCGACGTACCGGGCACCGTCAGCCCGAGGCGCATGACGAGGAACGGATCTTCGCGCAGGTAGGCCGCAACAACCTCGTCGCCCACCTCGTTCACGAAATCGACAACCTCCGTCAGGGTCGTGGCGCCCTTCTTGCTCGCGGTGGTGTTGGCGTTGAGGGAGGCAAGCTTCTTCATCAGGATCGCGGCGGCACGACGCTCGATCGCAAGGTCGGAGAAGGCGAGGCTGTAGGCGGGCAGCACAATCTGGCCGGTGCGGTTGATGCGCCCGAGGGTCTGCATGAACACGTTGATGTCGGCATGCGGCTGCAAGACGATCATCCGGCGCTTCCTGCCGTCGTTCCGCCCCTTGCCGGTGGCATGGAGCGAGAAGCCGGTGGAGCCGGAGGCGGAGAGGATCAGCGCGTCAAGGTCGCCATTGTTGAACTCGTTCATGCGGCGCTTGTTGTCGGAAGGGCTGCTGATGCGCCGCGCCACCGTGCCGTGGTCGATCACGGACTGACGCCCGGTGATCTCGTCAACCTTCATGCCGACGTCGCGGAGCTTGTCGAGAATGGCGTCCACGGGCGATCCGGTCAGCCCCTTGAGGGGCATGTTGACGATGCGGGCGCTCAGCGCGGCGAACTCGGTCACGGCGGCGGTTCCGAGATCGGCGTCGGACAGCCGGTGCTTGATCTTTTGGCCGGATGTGGTCTCGACGGTGATTTGCCGCAGGCGCTCAAGGTAGCGGTCCATGATGGCCGCAAACGGGATGGAGACATCGTCGCCTTCGGTGATGCCATTGGCCGAGAGGTATTCGGCGATGATGGACGTGTTCACGTTCATCAGGGTCAGGACGGGTTTTTCGCCGCGCTTCCAGGCTTCGATGGCAAGGTCTGCTGCACCATCCAGCTTCACCGCCAGAAGGAACTGGCTCACGAGGTTGTGGACGGTGGAGGAAAACTCGGCGCTGGCGGTGGACTTGACCCCGACGGCGCTGTCGCCCACGCCGATGAACCCTTCCTCGCCCAGCCTGTCCTTCACGGCCTCACGGATTGGCTCCATGGTGTCGCGGTCGAACCGGGCCATTTCGCCGACCATGGCGGCGACCTCGATGGCATGCTCGCGCTGGGCGGTCAGTTCGGCGGGCAGGAAGTCTATGCCGTCGAAGGATTTTTCGCGGCGCACATACTGACCGTCGGCGACGAGCTGGTTTGCCACCACCTGCAACAGGGGCACACCGCCCTTGGTGATCGCTGAGGCCAGGTTCTCGATGTCGTCGACCGCAAGGTTGAGGTTGGTCGAGGCATAAAGCGACATCACGCTCGGGTTCTTGGCATAGGTGGCCGACGAAAAGACGGTGCCGGAGGCCAGACCGACGAGATCGCGGAAAAACTGCGCCCGGTTCTCCGGGGGCGCGCCCTTTTCACGCACCTGAGTCCGACCGCTTGCGAGCCCGCCGGCCGTGTGGCTTTCGTCCATGATGAGCATGGCGTTTGGGGCGGCGGCCATCAGCGCGTTGGCACGTTCGGGCCATTCGCCTTTCTGCGTCACCATCTGGTCGTAGGTTGTAAACAGATAGGTCTTGCCTTCGGGCATCTTGCCGTTGCGCAGGGCCGTGAACAGCTCCCTGAGCGCCTTCGGCTTGGCGCCGGTGAACAGGTCATCGGCGTCGTTGATCGGCACCGGATCGAGCCCTGCGTTCGTCGCAATCACCTGTGCCTGCGCCTCGGGCATGCCGATGTCGCGCAGATCGCGGATCATGTCAGCGTAAAGGCCTGGTTTCTGGGTCACGAATACCGGGATGCGCCCCAATCTGGCGCCGTAGCGCAGCATGGCGGCGACGAAGCGGCCCTTGCCCACGCCGGTCTGGTCGCCGATGATGAAGCCCTTGCCCTGGCTGACGTTCAGGATCGCCATGGCCAGAGCGTCGACCTGCTCGGCGGAGAAATAGCCTTCCTTTTCAGGTGTCCCGACGACCTCATCATAGGTGTACCCAAGCTCGCGGGCCACGTAACTGTCGATGTCGCCGTGCTGGGCCTCGATCCTGTCGAGCGCCCGGCCCATGGCCTGCTGCATGGCGCGCGGAACGAGGGTTCCGACCTGGAACAGCGCCTTCGATTTCGGCTCGTAATAAACCTGATATTCGGTTTCGGTCTCGGTGTTGATGCGGCGTGCCGGGGCGGGGGCCTGTTCTGGCGCGGCGTCCGAGAACGGGTCGATCCTGCCCTCGGTCACATCGGCGATGAACCGGCCCGCATAGGGCGCTATGGTGCGCTGTTCATCCGCCGTCATCCCGGCAGCTTTGAGCCCCGCGATCATGGCCTTGACCATGCCGACGATGTCAATGGCCGCGTCGGCGAACTTGCGGATGCCAGCGATGAAGTGGGGTTTCAGCGCCTTGTAGACGTCTTCGAGGAACGCCGGGCCGGAGTTCAGCTTGTTGGGATCGATGGAGTTCAGCGCGGCGCGAATCCCCTTGAGGATGTCGCCCATGCCGTCGGCAGCCTTGTCGCCGGGTGTCGGCGGCGGGCTTACAGGTGCATCACGAAGTCCTCCAGACTCACCTCCGCCATTTCCGGGTCCGTCTTTATCCAAGCCTTCTCCGGCACCGGCCACGCCACCTTGTCCAGCGACGCCAGCGCCAGCGTCAGAGCCTCGCACTCCTGAACCAGCATTTCGGCCGCCCGTGACGGAGACACGTCCATCGCCATCAGGCCCTCGCCCCACAGCTTTTCTTCCAGCTCCCGGACTTCCGCCCGCGTCGCCTTCTCCACCATTCGTTCCAGCCGGGCTTCCAGCCGCCCCAGGTACTGCGCCTCGGACATCAAGGTCCGTTCCGTTGAGAAGACCGTCCCCAACAGAGGGTCCACGCTCGGTGGTGTCCACATCAGGCGCATCGTCAAGTTTCCTTCCCAAATCTACCCACGACGATAGCACATCCGGTGGGGTCTTCATCGGATATTCCCGAGATGACCGACTGCGACCGTCGATGACGATAACGTCCACCGGCCACGCCGCGCCCTGCCGGGAATAGAGGTCGCCCGCGACCGTGAAATGGTCGACGACATTGTAGGTGTCGTAGAGCTGCTTGAAGAATGTGGTCTTCGCGCGCTCCTGATACGCCTTCTTGCGCGCATCCCCGATCAGTTGCTTCTTGATGCCACCAAGGATCAGGACCGCGCGCCCGTCATCCGGCATGTGCCCGAGCATCTTCCATGCGATTGCATGGTCGATTTCCTTGGTGGATGTCACGCCCATGTCCCAGGTCTTACGCTTCTGTGTCGCCTGATCGGTGAGCTTGCCGAAGGGCGGGTTGGTGATGAGGACGTCGAAGGGTTCCGGGCTCAGGTCCAGGGCATCCATCTGCGTCTGCTGTGCGCCCGGCAGGGAGGTGGCGATCTGGGCGGTGCGGCTATCTTGCAGCTCATTGGCCTGCACGTTGGCCGGGGTCGCATCAAGGGCCAGCATGCCGTTGCCCGCGGTCGGCTCAAGGACGCGGGTGCCGGGGCCGATGCCCGCGAGGCGCGACACCAGATAGGCCAGCGGCGCCGGGGTCGAGAATGCCTGGAACCGCAGCTTGTCGGGGGTCCGCTCCCCAAGGATCGGCTGTGCGTTGTAAAGCTCCATCAACTCGGCATAGACGGCGACCGGGTCCGGCCCTCCGTCGCGGGCGCGATCCTCGGCGACGATTTCGCGGGCGCGCAGCACGACGGCAAGCTCCACGGCCTCTTCGACCATGAAGTATTCGCCCTCGCCGATGCCGCGGCCCAGCGTCTCGCCCGCGAGCTTGCGGGCCTGGCCGATGGTGCGGAACGAACGGCCCGTGCGGAACTCCGCGAGGAAGGCGTCGGTGATCTGGCGTGGCTCTCCCGCGACCGGGCCGGGGGTGTCGACAGGGGTGGCGCCCGCCTCGTCCTGATCCAGCATGTCGAGGAACAGCTTCTCGCCGTCCTCGGCGCTCATCGGCTTCATGCCGCCGTCGGGGGCATTCGGTTCGGCTGGCGCGACGGGCATGTCGCCCGGGCTTTCGAGGCTCGCCATGGCCGCGACCTTGGCGGGGGTCATCGGCCCCGTGTTGGCCTCGCCCCCGTTCCAGTACCGCACCTCTGCCCGCAGGGTCTTCACGCCCAGCTTGCGCGCGACGGCGATCCGGTTGTTGCCCTCCAGAACGAACGCCGCGCCCGTGTGGTTCACGCCGATAACCACGGCGTTGCCGCTCTGGTCAGCCTTGAACGCTCCGTCGCGCTCGACATCGGCCATGAGTCCGTCAAACTTCGGCTGGCCCGGCGCGGGGCTCTCGCCATTGGCGCCCGGCAGGGTCGCAAGGATGGATGACGGAAGGAACAGGGTCTTGCTGAAAAAGCCCGTGGTCGCGCCGCTCAGGCCGTTGCCGGTGGCGGTGTCTGCAAAAGATGGGTCTTTCATATAGGTGTCAGCGGACAGCAGCTTTTCGATCAGCCAGTCGCCACCCGGGTTGTCGGCGCGGAAGCCGAACTCGTCGCGGGCCTTGTCCGACGCCGCTTTCGTGGCCTCGGCCTGGGCTTCTGCGGCCTTCCAGCGGGCCTCGTAGAAGGTGGCGAACTCAAGGCCCAGCTTGGTGAGCTGACCCTCGCTGAACCCGCCCATGGATTTCTTGCCGTCGACCGTGCCGGTCCGGACGACATCGCCCCGCTCGACCAACACCACGATGAACTGCCCGACCGTGAACCTGCCAACCTCGGTTTTGCTGAACTCCTTGCCGAGGCGATCCTTGACCACGCCGGGGTTCTTGCCTGTCTTGTTGATCCAGTCGTCAATCGCGGCAATGGCGCGCGCCTTCTGGGCCTGATGACCGGCGCGCTTCTCTGCAAGCGCCGCATCGCGCACTTCCTGCGCCTTCTTCGCGGTCTCGCCGGCTTCCACAGCCGCGACCTTCTCAGCCTGCTCCAACTGCCCGAGGGGCGTCATGCCGTAGGCGTCTGCGATCTGCGCCTGGAAAAGCTCGACGGGGTTCATGTCGACCGTGCGACCCGTCGCGGGGTCGGTGACGGTGAACTGTTGGAGGTGGGGCTTGATGTCGTGAAGATAGCCGATGATTTCCCGCTGCCCTGCGGGGCTGTCCCATGTGTCGCCCACGGCGGGTTCGCCCGGGACACGGTCCGCAATGATGTCGGGCAGGACCGGCCCGGTCTCGCCCTTGACGTTCAGCTCGGCGGAAATGGCGGCCAGCGCGGCTTCGTAGGCGGCGCCGATGCCGGTGCGGCTGAACTCGACGGGCGTGAGGTACGCACCGTCGACCTCGTTGATGTTGGAAAGGAAGTCGCTGGACATGCCGCGATATGCGAGCTGGTCGATGACCATGCGCTCGAAGCCGCGCGCCGCAAGCTCGATGACCGTGCCGTAATAGGGTTTGCCCTTGAAGTGGTCAAAGCGATCCATCCGCTTCTTCCAGTCGCTCTTTTCGAGCGCGGTGCGCAGGCTCTCGAACGCCTTGGCGGTTTCGGGCGCGAGCCTGGACGCGCCCTGCAAGCGATCGCTCATGAACTCGGTGCGCCGGGACGCCTTGTCGCCGGAAATCGTGGCGGGGGCGCCGCCAGCCGCGGCGTCCTTGCGGGCAAGGAAGTTGTCGACGGCATGCCACCACTCATGTGCGAGAGTGCCGGCGCCACCGGCGCGGGTCAGGGCGATGACCTGATCCTGTGTGCTGTCCGACGATTGCATGTAGACGGCGGCCCAATGGCCCTTGCCGCCGGTGCCGTGGGTGCCGAAGCCGATCCCGAGCGCGCCGTTGAGCGAGAGGGTCTTCACCGGCACACCGAGGATGCCCGCAAGGTCCATCATGGCGTCATAGGTGTCGTTCATCCGGGCCTGACGCTCTTTCTGGGTGAGCGATTTGCCGAACGTCACGCCCCGGAACCCCAGGCCGTCGATGAACATGGCCTCTGTGGCATTGCCGGTGCGCCACGACGGACCCTTGCGGGGGCTGTTGGACTCGCGGCGTTCCTTCGGGCCGGATCGCAGAAGGCGGGCCTTGTCTTCCAGCTCTTCGCGGTTCTCTTCCAGATAAGCCCGGGCCGTTGTCGACGTCGGGAACCTGGGCGTCAGTTGCAGGATGCGCGGTTTCACAACGAAGATCGCCGCGCCACCGCCCTTCCATGTGCGCAGTTGGAACTTTATCTCGCCGTCGCCGCTCTTGCGCCCGCTGCGGTACTCCCGCAGGGCGTTGACCATGCGCTTCATTTCGGCGGCCAGGGTGGCGACGTCGGCCTCTTCGGTGGCGGTGTCGGCGCTGTTGGTGGTGGTCAGGCCGGATCGGCCACGGTACTTCCCGGCTTTCTGGATGGTAAAGCGTTCACGCCACTTGGACTCGCCGTCGAACAGGACTTCGCCGAGGTCCGTCTTGAGGGTGGTGATCGACGCGACCTCGAACTCACTGGACGCGGTGTGAAGGTCGCCCGGCTCCATCTGCATCAGGACGCGGAAATTGTCGCCGGGGTTGTTGCCCAGGCGGATCGTGTCGGAGCCCCGGTATGTCGACAGGTCGGCGAGGTAATCATTGCGGCTCATGCCGCCGTCCAGAACGTCACGCACCAAGCTGCGGGCGTCCTGCACCTTGTCGTTCCATCCCCAGCGCCGGGCACCGGCCTTGCGCGGGACCGCGGCGCGGATCATGGCGATGAGGGTCATGGCCTCCGTCGAGACACCATCCGCAGCCAGAGCGACGTAGTCAGGGATCGGGAAGGCTTCGGAGAGGGTCATCCCGTTCGGGTCGATCTCGGTGGCGAGCGACGCCGCGAGCTTCCTGGCCGCTTCCTTTCGGGTGCGGCCGATCCTGGCGCCGAAGTCGTCGATCCTGGCTCCCGGCTTGTCACCCGGTTTGCCGCCGTCCTGGTCGATAGGCGCTTGGACAAGCGGCTTGTCCATCGGCAGGACCAGCAGTTCCTTGAGCTTGGCGATGGTCATTTCGGTAGTACCGCCGATGCGGGCGCCGCCCTTGCCGTCCGAAAAGCTCTTCTTGTAGACGCGGATGGCCTCGGCCTTGTCCTTCGCGCCGATGATGACCTTGTGTTCATCGAACTTGCCGGTCTTGAGGTCGATCTGGTCCACGACCATGGCGAAATCGGACTCCGGCTCTCCGCCGATGTAGACGTCCACCTGATCGCCGTCGGCGCCCACGGTGCCCTTGAACCGGCCATAGTGGGCGGGCATCCTGGTCGACCATTCCTTGCCGTCGGCATCGGTGCCCTTGCGCATTGCGTCTTTCGCCGTCTCGATGGCGATGTCCATGCCCTGAACGGTGACGTGGCCGTGCTTGTAATTGCCCGCCTCGGCCTGTCCCGGGGTCGGATCGGGGTCAGCCTCGGCGGCCGCCGTGTCAACATTCGCCCCGGCATCGGGGCCGCCATCGGGCCGGGTGTCGGGAAAAGCGTCCCGCAGGGCGTTTTCTATGGCGTCTTCGCGGCGCCACCGCGTTCTGTTGCCCGCAATCAGCACGCGCGTCTGTTCGCCGGGGCGAGAGACCGACACGAAAAACCCTCGGGCCTGAGAGCCGCCTTCGATGAGGTAGGTGGTGCCCTGGTAGGTGGTCTTTCCGGCTGCAAGGGTCAGCTCGCGGGTGAACTCGAAGGCATCGAAAGATGTGTCGGCAGGCTTGACCGGCTCCGGTTCCGGCGCGACGGCCGGTTTTGCCAGCTCGGCGCGAATTGCATCCTCGAAAGCGATCTTCCGGGTGTCGGTCAGCTTGGAATACCGGGCCTCCGGTTCGCCGGCAACCTCCGCGATCAGTTCGTCGTAGCGTTCCAGCGGGACCGGACGCGCCAGTTTGGCCATTTCAAAGGTGGAGATCGGGGCGCGGGTCGGCTCCGGTGCGGGCGCAGGGGCGGGATCGGCGGGTTTCGATGCCGGAACGGCCTGATCCAGCCACGCAAGGATGCGCCTGGCATCGGCGATATTGGCGGGGGAGGCGGCGGAGCCGGATTTTCCGTCCGCGATGTCCTGGACGCTGGTGCGGACCCGCCGCGCTGCGGCCAGCTTTGCGGCCTCGCGGGTCGTTTGACCGGAGACCGGGCCAGCGCCGCCGGCAAAGCCCGGAATTTCATAATCGTGGTCCGCGCCGAACCTTCCGTCGTCGGACTCGAAGGTGACGATGCGCACCAGAGTCTTGCCCTTGCGCTTGAACTCGTCCACCTCTTCGGCCCGCCGCACCGGCGCGGCGGGTTTGTCGGCGGGCTTCGGCGGCGGAGTGACGCGCGGCTTGGCCGGTGGCGTCGGCGCCTCGGAACGCTTCACCATGTCTGCGGCGGCGGCAACACGGTCCTTGCCATAGGTCGTTGCGTAGGATGTCTCGTTGTGCTGGGTCGTGTACCCGTTCGGCGCCGTGAAGGTGGAAAACTCGATGCGCTCGTAGGGGACCGGGCCTTTCTCGACAGTGACGGTCCAGCCATCGGGCAGGTTCGCAGCGACGTCGCGCGCCCAGCGGGCATGGGCGCCGTCCGTGGCGCCGGTGACGGAAGCCTCCTGGGGTTTTGCAGGCGCATCAGCAGGCTTGTCGGCGGCCTCGTCCTCGTTCAGCGCGTCCAGAAACAGCTTCTCGCCTTCCTCGGGTGTGAGCGGCTTCATTCCGCCCTTCGGCGGCACAGGCTTGACGGGAGGCGCGACAGGCTCGACGGCCTTCGGCTCGATGCTGTCCAGCCATGCGAGGATGCGTCTGGCGTCGGCGCGCGTCGTGTTCGACGTACTGCCGCTCTTGCCGGTGGCGATGTCCGCCACCTGGGCGCGGATGTCCGCGATCCCAGCCGACACCGCGGCGTCACGGGTCGGGAACCGCCCATTGATGCTGCCTGACGCGCTGGAATAGCCCGGGATATTGTGATCGGAACGGACCTCGAACCCATCCTTGCCGTGATCGACCACGATGAGGCGGCCCATGCGCGCGCCCTTGCGCTTGAACTCCACGATTTCCGGGTCCGGGCTTCCATCGAGAGGCTCGGGCGTGACGACGGGGGCGGGCGCCTGCGGTTTCGCGGGCGGCGGGGTTACAGCGACCGGCTGTTCAGGGGTCGCAGGGCGTACAGGTGGACCTTGTTCAGCGCCTGGGTGAGGGGTGTCCTCGACGGCACCGACGTTTGGCCCGGCTGGTTCAGGAACTTGAACACCTGCCGGTGCTGCGCCGGGGTCAGCAGGCCCTTGTCCAGCATTTCCCGGGCCGCCCGGTCCCATACCGCCACTGTCTGTGCCATCACCTTCATCCCTGATCGTGACGCCAAGCGCCTTTGCCAATTCGTCGGGATTGTCGATATTGTCGAAGATGAACTGCGCAAACGCCTCATCTCGGGGCGTCACGTCAGGCTTTTCATCGAACTCGGCAAGGCGCTGCTCTGCATACGCCCGGAGCTGGTCGCCCGTCATTACACCCCGATCGGTGTTGACGGGCGAGATCCTGGACAGGCCCAGCTCGATCTCTTCGCGCGGGATCGTCAGGGTTTCGGTGGCGCCGGGCTCGCGGATTTGAACCCCGAGGGCGTTCTCACCCTCGTAAGTCGCGTCTATGGAGCCCCCGCGATCAAGGTCCACCCTGATGCGGGTGCCGACGGGCATCTCAGGCATCAGCGGTTCCGGCGCCGATCCAAGGGCGGAAGCGAGGGGACCGGCGGGCGGCGGTGCGGGGGCAGGCGGTGCCGGGGGTGTGGGCGCGGCACCCATTGGGGCAGGCGCGGGGACAGGTCCGGTGTCAGGACCGGCAGGTGGTTGCGGCGCTGGGGCGGGCAGACCGAGGGGTGGCGCGGGGGCGGGCAGGGGAGTGGGCTGCTCACGACGCGAGAACGCCCCGCCGCCTGCGCCTATGGCTCCACCGGCGAAGGCCCCGAGGACGAAGTCGGCAAGGGTGTTTTCCATCAGGTCGATGTCGGTCCCGGTCGCGGTGTTGGTGCCGAACCGGCCACCGGCCACCTCCGCCACCTCCTGAACGCCCTCTTCGGCGGCGCCCAGCCCGGCGCGGCCAGCGATGCGGGCGCCGATTCCGCGACCAGCGAGGATCTTGGTGCCGGGGGAAACGAGGGTCTGGGTGATCTTGCCGCCCAGGGCGCCGATAGGGGCGGCGATGATCGCGGCCATGCGGGCGCCGTCGGCGCGGGTGCGCTCGAAGGCGTCCTTCTCGGACATGCCCCGGGCCAGATAGTCGCGGAACGTCCTGGACTCGGCTTCAAGCACGGATTTGCCGTCCTTGCCCTTCGTCTCGAACATTCGGGTCAGGGTTTCGTCGGAGGCCATGGCCTGATCGCCCGCCGATTGCGAGGCGCCGACAGCGATGGCGCCCGCGCCACCTGTAAGGAGAGCGGCGGCGACGACGGGGAGCATGCCGCCGAACACCTCGACACCTTGCAGGATGATGCCGTAGGCGCTCGGGTCCGTGCCGAAGTCCCAGGTGGACGGGTCGATGGCGTTGCCGCTGATCCGGGTGTTCCTGATCGCGTCCTGCCCGCCCTTCGACACCATCGGGCCAAAGGTCTCGTCAGCCCAATCCTTCACGGTCTTCGATGTCTGGACGCCCAGCACCGGGGCGCGGGAGAACACATCCTCACCGAGGACCGCGCGCGAAATTGCGTTGAGCGGGGCGTTGACGGCGTCGGCGGTGACCGCCGCCAGCTCACCCGCGCCACGCAGCGTGACGCCGACACCGGAGCCGACTATGCCCTGCGCGGCCTTCGCCGCCAGATCGCCCGCGACGGTGCCGTCCTTCTCGACGGGCTTTGATGCGCCCCCGGTCCATTCGCTGCCTATGTCGTAGGCGCGCTGGATGACGGGGTCGGCCCGGTCGCCCAAAATCTGCCGCACGGCGTCTTCGGGCGACACGCCGCTCGCCAGCAGGGGCGCGATGCGCTGGGCGGCGGCGGTTGCGGTGCGTTGTGCGGTCTCGGCGTCGGTCGACCCTGTTGCCTCGATGATGGACGCCAGCAGGTTCGCCGGGACGCGGGTGGTGCGCGCGATGTCCTCCATCATGGACCGTGGATCGGCGGTCGACGTGGCGGGAGCCTCGGTCGGCGCGCCGGGGGCCGATGGTGCGGTCGATGCGCCGGAAGGGGATGGTGGGGGTGTGGGGGCCGGTGCCGGTTTTTCGCCGGGCAGGATGCCCCGGGCGCGAAGGGCGATCCGCTGGCGTTCGCGGTCGAGAGCTTCGGAGACGAGATTGCGTCCAAAAGTAGTGGCCACTGGCGGTATCCTTTCCGGTCCGAATGTGGCCGCACATCATGCGCGGTGTATGAGGCTTGGATGTATCGTATATTCCCTCTGTAAGTAACCTATATTCCACCAAACAGGCTACCGAATTGCCACGAACCGGTAGGGTCGCGGCGTCGGCTGCTGGAAATTTGGTGGGAACTTGGTGGGCGGTTGGTGGGCCTCAGGTGGGCGGGATCATCATCGGGATGTCATCACTGTAGCGGCCCTGGCGCACGGCGCCGGAGGCACGGGCCTCGATCTCCATCTGTTGCAGGATCGCAGCCACCTTCCCGTCCGGGGTCATGTCGCCGAGGGTGAAGTCGCCGTTGATGTCCTCGGCGATCTCGGCAACGCGCTTGCTGACCTTGTCATCGCCGGTGGTGCCCATGGCCTTCAGCACCGCCTCGACAATCCGCTGATCGCCCTCGATACCCTTGGCTTCGATCTTCTGGGCGGCCTCCATCTGGGTGTAAAGCACCTCGAACATGCGCTCTGGGGCAAGGCCGTAGATGCCCTGCTGCAGCAGCCCCTCGGTGCCCTCGATGTGCTGCTTCCACGTCTCGCCCGTCTTGTCGTTGCTGAACGTGAAGTCGATGCCGTTGTTGTTGCCCTCGGCGTCCTTGGTGAACCCCGACTCGTCCTCCACGACGGTCACGCCGTCGTTGATGCCGTTGTAATAGGTCATGAACGACGAGAGCATGCCCTTTTCGTCGCCGATGGACGCCGCGAACACGCCCTTCGACCAGTGGGCGATGTTCTTCTGGGTCTCGCTGTCCTTCGCCCATTTGTCGAACGCCTGGGCCTTTTCGACCAGACCGTTTCGCAGGTAAAATTCCACAAGCTGCGGCACCGACGTCTCGATGTATTGGTCCATGAACGTCTTGACGGCGGCGCTGGCGCGGCCCTTCTCGGCCTTGGTGGGGGCCCTCGTCTGGGCGGTGTCGCCGAACGTCAGGGTGGACCCGTCGACGCTGCGCCGGTTCGGAGCGATGGCCGGGATCATCGACTCGGCGGCCTTCACCGACGGCGCGGCCTCCACCGGGATTTCCGGGGCCGGGTCCTGGCCTGCCGGAGCACCGAGGGTGGCGGCGATCTCGGTTCCGGCGGGCGCGGCCTGTTCGGGACCGGGCCGGTTCGGGGCGTCGGTCGGCACCGGCTGGCCGGGCTGGCGGGGAGAGGTGCCGTCGGTCGGGCCGAGCGGCGCCGGGACGGGCATCTGGGGCTGCGGCATCCGGTTGACGCCCGGGTCTTGCTGCGGGGTGCTGGGCATCGGCGTGCCGGGCGCGGTCGGCGTCGTCATCGCCGGGCCGCTGCTGCCGTCGATGCTGCGGGGCGCGGGGCGAACAGGCGGGTTTTCGAGAGGTGGCGGCATGCCGGGATCGGAAGGGATGCCTCCGTCATTGGCGCGAACGCCCTTCGGGGGCATGTCGACGCTCGGGTGCGATCCTGGGAGGATGCCCTCCTGAAACCGCTTGAAGAAGATCTGAGCGCCGATCTCCGACGTCGGAAGGCCTGCCGCCTCGCGTTCGCTGCGGCTCATCTGCCGCCAGTCGCCGATGGTGATTTGCGGGGTTTCGCCGCCGCCCCCGGCGGGGTCTTCGGCGCGGGGCACTGTCAAATGGGAATGGTCGGGGCTTCCCACCTCGCCAGGCAGTCCACGGCGGGGCGCGACCATGGGGCCTTCACCGCCGGGAGCCACCGGGGGCACGTCGGTCTGGTTGGGCTGCATCGGCTGGCCGGGAGCCGCGAGCGCGGGCGCGGGCGGCTGCGGGGCGCCTACGGTCGGGCCGAACGAGAGGTTATGGTTCACTTGCCCGAACGTGTCGTGATCGATGGTGCGGCGCGGCGGCGGGGCGGCTGCGGCGCCCTTCGCGCTGTCGAAGGCATCGGCATATGCCTGACGCTCGGCAGCGGCCAGATCGTCCAGGCGCTGCTGTTCCTTGCGGGCGCGATCCCGTTGCGAGAGGGTATGGTCCCGGTCCTCGCGGTCCCAATCGCGCAGCTCTTCGGTCCAGCCGCGGTCTTCGCGCGACCAGTCGCGGTTCTCGTCGGCCCAGGCGCGATCCTCGTCCTCGAACTTCTGGTTGCGCTTGCGGTCATCCCACTTGTGGCGCGTGTCCACACCGCTTGTGAAGCCGCCGACGAAAGAGCCAAGACCGGCCATGGTGTATCTCCTCAGATGCCGCGACGGGGTGTCGGGGTGAAGCCTTGCTGCGGGATGAACGGCGCGGTGCTGGTGATGCCGAAGGTCGGGAACTGGAACCGGGGGCGCTCGGGGTAGGTGCCCTCGATTTCGCGGGGGGCCGGGGCGGCTGGCGCATGGGCTGGCTGGCTGTAGCGCCCGAGGCTGTCGGAATAGGTCGCGGCCCAACGGGCGCGCTTGCCCCTGTCCTTGAACGCCTGCCACGTCGGGGTGAGCGTTTCCATCACACTGTCACTCAGACCGTCGCTGCGCAGCACCTCGTTGAGATCGCCCCCGGTGCGGGCGCGGTAATCGCGCTCGGCCAGCTTCCAGGCATAGAGGTCCTGGTTCTTGGGTGTGAACGGCGTGTCGGCACCCGCAATGTCCTTCCATGTCGTCCATGTGTGCTGATACCGGCCTGCCGCCGAGGATTTGCCGTGCGGGCCGGGCTCGAACACTCTGGGGTGGCCGCCTGCGAGGTCGAAATTCTGGCCGCCGTCGGGGCTGTAGCGGACATTGTACCTGCCATCGCTTTCGCCGCCCGCGATGGCGTTCAAAAGGGCGCGCTGATGGGCCTCAAGATCGGTGTTGACCGGGTCCGAGGCGGCGAAGGGTGCGGCATTGCCGCGGTTGCCGATCTCCCTGCGATAGCTGAGATCGTCGCGGCGATATTGCAGCTCGTCGGCCGGGTACTGCTGGTCAGCGCTCCGGGCGCCGCGGCTGTACGCGCGGTCCTCGATGGTGCGCGCGCGGTCTTCCTCGCGCCGGGCGTCGTCGGCCTTGCGATTCTTCCGGTCCTGATAGGAACCGGCAAAACTGGTCATGAACGATCCGGCGGCGCTGGACATCAGGCGATCTCCCTGCGGCGGGTGCGGTCAGGCGGGGCCTTGCCCATGGGGGTCATCACGGTCCTGTCGCCGCTTCCCATCGCGTCGACCTTGGCCGAAAGCTCCTTGATGGCGCCCATGGTCGTGCCGATGGCGTCGATGACGTTGATCGTCTTGCCGTCGCCCATGCCGGTGTTCTTCCTGAAGTCCTGGGCATAAGTGCCGACGTGGCGGGCCTCATCGCCCGCGCCGTCCTTGTAGTCCCATTCCTCGACTCGCATGTTGTCGACCGCGTCCAGAAGGCTGCGGCGGGGCGGCTTCCTGTTCTCCTTGATGTTCTCGTCGGAGCCGAAGGCCATGCCGACGATGTTGCCGATCCCGCCCCAGAGATCGCTCGAAGCTTTCGCGTTGGCGTTGTGGCTCTGCATCTGCTGCTGGAACTGCGTGTTCAGAAGCTGGCCCTGCTGGTTGTAGCCGTTCATGGCGCCCCCGAACCCCGAGGATGCGGCGCCGTTGGACAGCCCCATCGACGTCGCCGGGTTCACGGCAAGGCCGGAGCCGAGGTTGATGGCGTTGGCGCGCATGGCCTCCGCCTCGCCTGTGACGGCGCGGCGTTCAAGATTGCCTGCGTTTGCCGTGGCAAGGCCGCTCTGGATCGCCGCGGTGTTGTCCCCGGCCACGGCGCGTCCCGAGTCCGGCCGCACCCCCATCGCGGCATTGGTCCGCTGGCGCTGCTGCTGGGCGGCGCCGATCTGGTCCTGAACGCCGGTCCGGGCCTGATTGACACGCGCGCCCATGCGTTCGGGCGAGTCCCAGGTCTGGGCCTGCTCGATGAACTTGTCTTGCAGCGGGATGAACACCTCCTGCTGCCGTGCGCGGTCATCGGCGGCCCATTCGTTCGTGATGGCCGCCTGATCCTTCATGTAGGCGAGATAGTCCTGCCCGGTCTGGGCCGAGAGCATCGCGGCCTCGCCGATGCGCGGATCAGCCGAAGGCGCCTTTTTCTTACCCATTGTCTTCCCCCTCCGCCGGTACGATCCACGGGCATTGCGCCGCGAACATCGTTGTCATCACGTCCACATCTGCGCTGTCGGCGCTGCGGCGCACCGTGCCCTCGATCCGAAAGCCCATCATCAGGACCATCTTGAGGGCGGGTACATTGGTCGCGGGGGTAAGACCAATGACGCGGGCGAGGCGCTTGAAGACGAACATATAGCCGAACAGGCCGCCGAGGATATTCCTCGTGGCCCAGGATTTGGTGCCGTCCGATGCGAAATGCACCATGGCTGCGTCCGAGAAGAAGCCGTTGACCACCATGACGGCGCGCACCCTGCCGGTTTCGGCGTCGAGGATGCCCAGGGGCTCGGCCGTCGGCCCCCAGATGTCGGGCGTCCCGCCCACGCGTGCCGCAGCCCATTCGAGAAGTGCTTCGGGGTCGGAGACGGAGAGGATCAGTGTCATGGTCAGGCGTTCCTGATGGCGATGATGGCGGCACGGATCGCCGCAACGTCGGCGTGCAGGTCGTTGAAATCACCCGCATCGGGGGCGCCCGAGACGTCGCTCGATTCCATCGCGGCGACGGCAACGGCCCGCTTGGCGGCAACGGATGCGATGACGTCGGGAATGGCGGCGTTGAGTGCCGCAAGGCTGTCTTCGGCGATGGCGAGGTCGCCCGCCACGGTGGTCAGGTCGCCCGCGACCCCCGAGAGGTTGTCGGCCACGGTGGCGATGCCCGCAGACAGACCGGCGATGGCGACTCCGATGTCGGTGATCTCGCCATTGATCTGGTCGATGTCGCCCTGCGCCGTGAGGAGCTGGGCGACGATGATGACGGCCTGCTTCCGAACGGAGGCGATCAGGAGCTGCACATCCTCAAGCTGGCGGCGGCGCAGGGCGTGATCGAGCGGGTCGCCGCGCTCGCCCGCCAGGACAAGGAGCTTCTGTTCCGCGATCAGCTCCAGCGGGTCTTTGCGGATGCGGCTGGTCATGTCCCTCCCCCGATCTCGGTTGCCGATCCGCCGACCGTGATGGCGGTGACGACGGCGGTGCCGCGTACCTCGAACTCCCAGCGGATCGCGAGGAAGTCTCCCGACAGGCGATCCACCTCGTTGAACCGGGTGATGGTGTCGCGCAGGACGCCGTCGGCATAGACGCGCAGCTCGGAGTCCGTCGTGTCGCCGTCCGCTTCCACCAGGACCGCGCCGAAGTTGGTCAGGCCCGGCAGGTTGTAGAGGCGGGAACGCCAGACTTGCGGCTTCGGGGCGCCGTCGATGTCGTCCCACTCGAAAATCTGCCGGGCGCCGACGCGCAGGTAGAGCTTGCCGGTGCCGATCTCGAAGAACATGGCCTCGGCCACCTCGGTCGCGCGGATCAGGTACGGTTGCTCGCCCGACAGGTCGATGACCTTGATGGACCGCTCTGTCGCGCCCTCCGGCAGGTGCGAGAAGATATAGCGCCCGACATGCTGGCCCGCGATGAAGGTGGCAGCGGCCATGTCGTCCCACTGTTTCCGCGTGAACAGGCCCCGGCTCATCATCCGCGCGCCCTGATCGGGGGAGACGACGACAAGCCCCTCGGTCGAGGGATAGGCGACCGAATATCCGAGATCCACGATGCCCCGCGCCGCGACGCAGGGAAGGTTCTGCTCAATGCGGGTGTTGACCATGGCGTCGGGGGTCGAGCCTTGGGCGATATACGGGGTGCCCTCGGTCATGATGACGACGGACGAGCCCAGCGCGGCCAGACCGACGATGGGGAAATCCATGGTCAGGCTGTATTTTTGCGGCCACGCATGGGGGCGGTATGGTTCCGAGAAGTAGAGATCGCGCCCGGAGAAGGCGGCCATGATGCCGTTGGCGCAGGCGACGATGCCTTTCAGGTCATCCACCGGCGGGGTGTAATCCGCGGTGACGACGCCCTCTTGCAGCGGGTTGGCCTCAAGGTCGTGGACCCACGGCGCCGCGGCGGCCTCCACGGTCAGCTCGGCCACGAAATAGAGGTTGGTGGTGCCCAGCGCATTCGTCTGGCTGCGGTAGATGCGGACACGGTTGATCCCGCGCCCTGGCGGCGGGGTGGCGCCGATGGTCAGCGTCACGGTTACGTTGCTGGACAGAATAAGCTCGTTGGACAGCAGCGCGGGCTGGCTTTCCTCGTCCAGCACGGTGACGAAGGTGCAGGTGAAGAACGTCGCCTCCGCCGTGGTGACGTCCACAACCTCCGGGCCGATGGTCGCGACGATAGCGGTGTCGGGCGGGTCCAGCCGGAGCGGGAAATTCTGAGCGGAGGCGATGTCGGCGATGACGCGCGGGGGGCCGTCGCCGGTCACATAGGTGCGCAGCTCCGCGACGGGGCCGGGCACGGCATCGACCACAGCGCCCCAGCCCAGCCACTCCCCATCGGGGCGGCGGAAGAAGCTCACCGTGTCGGTGGTGAAGGTGTAGGCGAGCCGCGCGGCGTTGAGCGGCACCAGCGTCCCGTCTTCGAGGCGCGTGTTCTCGGCCACCTGGGCGGCGTCCTCCGGCAGCAGGCGGGGATGGATGCGCGGCAGCTCACCCTTGAAGCCGGCGAGCCGGATCATGGGGCGGGGTCCGGTTCGGGGTTGGGGTCGGTCGCCGCCGTGAGCCCCAGCGGGTTCGGGCAATACCAGAGCCCGAGGTCGGTAAGGGGCGGCGTGATCGGATAGCCCAGAACGTCGGTCAGGAAAATCCAGTCTTCGTCGTCCTCGGTGCCGAGGATCGGCGGCAGATAACTCGGCAGCGACTCGGCGGCATCGCGGTCGATCTCGATCTCGGCGATGTATTGGAACACGCGGCCCGACGACGTCTTGGCATGGATGACCAGCTCGTAGACCTCGTTGTCGATCCCGCCATAGACGAAGGCGGTGACGCCCTTGTTGGCGAAGAAGACCCACGACACGATGAGCTGGGTCGGCACGGACGTCCACGCATAGGCGCCGATGATGATCTCGTAGCTCTCAAGCACGGCGGTCATGTCGATGGAATAGTCGAGGTGCGCGGCGGCCCGCTTCCCGAAACACTCGTCCTCGGTCGATCCCTGACGCGCGGGGATGCGACGCACACGATGGCGCGGGAAGAAACGCTCCTGGATCGGATCGCCCTCGATGGCGACCTCAGATATACTGAGCGCGAACTCTGGCAGGGGCACGGTGCTGTCCTCTCACATTGAGGGCGAAATGGGTGTCGACGTTGCGCTCGAAGGCCATAAGGTACTGAGCTGCCCGGGCCGGGTTGGAGAACACCTGACCGGGCAGGTTCAGGACGCGGTTCAGGGCGCCCGCGACGATGGCCTCGGCATGCTGGACGAACAGGAACTCGGGCACGTTGTTGGCGGGCTCGTCGCTGTCTCCGTCGTAGGTGTCGCGGGTGACGCCGTCCGCGCCCACACGGGGCTTGAGGAACATGGAGAGCGTCAGGCGGCCCTCGGCCACCGGGATCACGATGACGCTGTTCGGGCCTGCCTGGGCGATCCAGCGCGGGGGCCCGGTGGTGGCGTCGTCGTCTTCGCCGGGGTCGATGTCGCTGAACTGGATCGGGGCGAGGCGTTCGCCGTCGAAGGACGCGGACTCGATCTCGTGGATGGCCGAATACTCCGGGGCGACGATGCAGGACTCCCGGCGGCGGATGCGGCGCTCGGTCATGTGACGCCAGCAGCGGGTGCGCTCGCAGAACTCCGCCGCAGACAGGCGGAGGGCCTGTTCCGCCACCGGCCACGGGCATGCGGGGGCGTTCGGCATCAGGAGCGGCATGAAATCCGCAAGGGGTCGGGTCTGCTTGTTCATGGCGCGGCCTTGCGGTTTCAGGAGTTGGTGCTGTTCGGCGTGTAGACGGTCTCAAGCCCCCGCCGTGTTTCGAGGGCCTGGGAAAACTGTGCGAAATGGGCAGCGGCGCGCTCGGCTGCGCCTGCAAGCTGCATGTCCTTCGAGAGCGCGCGGTACATGACGTAATCGACCATCGTGGACTGGAAGATCGAGGGGATCGCGATGACGTGGTCGTAGGCATCGATGTCGGCGGCGTCGGCCCCTGCGGCCAGAGCAATCGGTTCGAGGATCGCCGACACCATGCACTCGATGTGGCCGGTCCCGGTGTTGCCGGGATAGACGTAGAAGGTGGCCTGATCGAAGGGGTCCATGATGATGTGGCGCACGACGACGAGGTGCGGGCTCGACTGCGGGTTGTGCCAGTCGGGGTTCTGGGCATCCAGCAACTCGCGCGCCACGGCGGTCACGGCGATTCCGCCGATGTAGGTGAGCCCCATGGGCGTCACGTTGCGCACGGCCCGGATCAGGGAGGCATAGGCGGGCGGCACGGCCTGCCGCGTCCCGGCCATGAGGGCCAGGACCGTCGTAACGGTCGTGACCGAAGGCGAGCGCATGGGAAGCTCGCGCAGCCCGTCATTCAGCCAGCGCGTCAGCTCCGGCAGGGGCCAGCGGGTCGAACTGGCGTCTTGCAGGAGGGTGCGGGCGCGCTGGAGAATGTCGCGGGCGATGATGGACATTGGCTTTTATTCCACGTCGACGGGGGTGGGCGCCTTGGCGATGCGCTTGATGATGGTCGCACGGGGCCAGTTGGGCGCGGGCAGGCGGCCAAAGACGCGCTTGTGTTCCTCGGCAAGGTCGTCGTCGTTCAACTCGTCCAGCTCGGCGCTGATGCGCGCGATCTCTTCGTTCGACAGCGAGTCCACGGGTGCCGGGGGCGCTTCGGCAGCGGCCTGCTTCTCGGCCTCCTGGGCCTCACGCCCGGCCTTGGCCTTCGCTTTCGCGGCTGCGGTGGCGGCCAGCAGCTTCTGCTTGGCGCTCGGGGGCGCTTCGGCCTCCGGCGTGTCGCTCGCAGCCGCAGCAACGGGCATGGCGCCCGCGGACTCGGGCACTTCGATGATGCGCTTGGGGAGGGCCGCGATGGCGGCGGTGACGGCTTCCGATTCTCCGGCGGTCGGCTGGACGGGCGCCAGGGCGACGATGGGCGTGACGTCGGCGGGAGCGAAGCCCTCGGTGATGGCGAGAAGGGTGTTGATGTGGAGCGGGTCATCCACCTGCGCGACATGGGGCGAGTCGGGCTTGCCCGCATTCTTGGGGAGGAACAGGTAGGTGGTTGTGCCCAGAAGCACGGGCGTCCCGGCTTTGCGGCGGATCAGGGAGACGATCTTCATGGCGTTGTCCTTCGGCGGGGCAGGGGCTGGGGGTTGGCCCGCCCCCAGCCAAGGGATCGACAAGGGGCGAGCCGGTAGCACCGACCGGGAACCCCCGCCCCCGGTCGGATGTCGATTACATCTGGTAGAACAGCAGCAGGCTGATCTTCTTTGCGGCGCCAGCGGTGACGTTCGCCGAGAGTGTGACGCCGATGGCCCGGTCATAGCCGACGGGAGCGATGTTGAAGCCCGTGGCGAGGGTCATCCGGGTGACGGCGGCGGCGACGTCGGTGTTGTCGAACAGCTCGTTGCCGACGGTGCGCGCGTTGATGGCATCGCCGACCTCGCCGCTCATCAGGCCGACATCGGCGACGACGGTGCCGGTGACGGCACCGATCAGGATGGCGTCAACGATGGTCGAGAACGCGGGCAGAACCGCAAGCTCAAGCTGGTCGGTGGCGAAGGTGAATGCCGCGGCGAAGGTGAAATCGGCACGGGAGCAATGCACGGCCCCGGCAGAGAGCGGGCGGGTCGGCGTGATGAGCCGCTTTGCGATGGAGGATTGGAACAGAGCCATGATCTATGTCCTTTGGCTGACGTGCGTGGAGAGGGGGGAGCCGGTCGGCGCCGACTCACCATTCAGGCTCAGGCCGGGGGTGCGGCGTGGGTGTCGATGGCGGTGATGCCGAAGTCGCGGTTGTTGAACCGGGTCTTCTTCATCCCGAAGATGCAGCCTGCGACGACGGTGGGCTCGTTGCCGTAGTCGTCGACCTCTTCCTGCCACATCATGCGCTGGCCGCCCGGTGTGCCGTAGGAGACAACGCCGGCCTGACGGCCCATGAACAGGGCTCGGGCTGCGGGCAGGTTCGTACCGGCGCCATAGTCCGAGAATCGGATCACGTTCTTGTGGCTGTGCAGGACGACGTTGTTGATCATCCCCAAGGAGCCGAGAAACAGCTTGTTCTTGTTGCCCTCGGCGGCGGCAGCCGCTTTCTGCAACTCCATCCAGCCGCCCACACCGGCCTCGGTGCGGAGCTGATACTCCTGGAACAGCGACATCAGGAGGACGTACCGCTGTTCGCCCTCCATCATTACCGGCATCATATTCGCGGACTCGGGGTCGAGGGCGCGCATCATGCCGACGTTGGTGACGGTTTTCTCGATGAGGTTGCGCGACATGGTGTCGGCGGCGGTGACGGTCGCCTTGGAGGTGGCCGCGCCAGCGTAGAAGAGGTGCTGGGCGTCGGGGTTCTGCAGGGCGTTGCCCGCATGGCCCGAATAGTCGGAGTCCTCGTAGAAGTCCTGGTTGATGCCGCGCGCACCGGACAGGTAGATGAACGTGACCTGATCCATGTACTCGGCCCAGTAATCCCCGAGGCGGTCCTTGGCGATCTTGCGCAGGTCGTGGGCGGTGCGCTTGCGGGTCATGCGGCCACCGGCGGAGACGCTGTGCCGGAGCTGGTCGATCTTCACCTCATCGGTGTAGAAGCGCAAATTTTCCTCGCGACCCTTGACGCGGTTGTCGCCAGCGGTGGGCTTACCGCGGAGCTGCACGGACAGGTCGAACGAGACGAGGTCGCCCGCGTCCGATTCAAGCTCGGTCTTCTGGTGGATGACGGAGTTGTCGCCCGTGCCGATGAACTTCTTGTTGAAGTAGCTCTTGGACAGCGTGTCGACGGCGAGAAGCTGGCTCCACCGCTTCTGAGCGCGCGGATCGCCAAATGGGATGACGGTCTGGGTCATGATGTTTCCTCATGCGGGTTTGAACCTGCTGAGGCACGTCATGCGCCGTCGCATCTTTAAGATACCATATGCTGCGGCGTCTGGGAAGGGCGTGGCTACATCCTGCGTTTTAGAGGTTGGCGAGGAAAGCCATGGACTCACTGGATGATGTCGGCCAAGCCCTTACAGATGCGTTGAGGGCAGCGGCGGGTGGAGCCGACCTCAGCCGACGCCAGTCTTCGAGTGCCCCAGCCGTCCTTCGCAGTGGCCGCTGTGCGGCCGCATGGAGGCGCCGATCCGACAACGGTCAGGCAGAGTTGGCGCTGCTGCAAATTCAATCGATGGTGCTATCTTCAAACCTGCCGCCCTTGGCGGTCACCCACAATGCTGCCATTCTCATTTGGTCAGATGGAGCAGGAAGTGGTGATGAGTCTACACGATCAGAAAATTGACGGTGTTCCGCAGTTCGTCAGCTATTTCGCTCCGGTCATCGAGATCATGCGCGACCTTGGGGGGCAGGCTCGACCTCGGCAGATTTTTGACGAACTGGTCAAGCGTCATGATATTCCCGACAGCTTTCTTTCTCTCACAAACAAAAATGGTGGGTCAAAATTTGAAAACCGGGTTCATTTTGCTCGGTCCTATCTTTTCAAGGCAGGAGTGATGACATCCCCCAGCCGCGGTGTCTGGGGGCTGACCGAGCAAGGCTGGAAAGCTGATCTCAATACGAAATGGGCTGCCGAAATCTTTCGGACAGCACGGATCAACTTCTCAGGGGACGAAGACGAACAAGAAGCCCCAAAGGACGACAACGTTCCGGAAGGCATCAATTACTGGTTCGTCGGCGCATCATGGTCAGCGGACGACCAGACTGAAAGGTTCTTGCGGGAAGGTGTCTGGCAAAACGGTTATGAAGACAAATTCTCAAAGCTTGTCAGGCAGATGAAACCTGGAGATCGTATTGCGATCAAGGCGTCCTTCACCCGAAAGAATGATGTCCCCTTCGAAAATCAGGGTCGTGCTGCGAGTGTTATGCGAATCAAGGCCACAGGGACGATCACCGCAAATCGGGGCGACGGTCTGACTGTTGAGGTGGACTGGCACGAACTCGACCCGCCAAAAGAGTGGTACTTCTACACCTACCGGACAACCGTTGCTCGGGCCCGCGTCGAGGAAGATGACATGGCGCGCCGGTTGGTGGCCTTTGCCTTTGACGGGACGGATCAGGACTACGGATATTTCCTCGGCCATTCATATTGGGCCGAGCGTTTCGCCCCCGAGGTTGACCCTCTGAGCATAATCGAGGCAGAGGATGCGGAAGAAAATGATAACGCCGCAGTGACGGAAATTCTACCCTACACGGTGGACGATATCATCGCGGAAGGCGGCTTTCTGGAACGTAATGCACTGTCGGGCCTTGTTGATCGCCTGACGTCCAAGAAGAATTTGATTCTACAAGGTCCACCTGGCACAGGGAAAACATGGCTTGCGAAGCGCCTGGCAAAGGCCTTGATCGGCCGCCGGTCGCACCTGCCGGATCAACTCCGCTCGGTCCAATTCCATCCCTCGCTGTCCTATGAAGATTTCGTCCGCGGCTATCGTCCATCCAGCAATGGGTTGACCCTTACCGACGGGATTTTCCTTCAGGTTGTCGAGGCAGCCCGAGCCCATCCCGACCTGGCCCATGTCCTGATCATCGAAGAAATCAATCGGGGTAACCCCGCACAGGTCTTTGGTGAAATGTTGACCTTGCTGGAAAACACCAAACGTAGCCGCGCGGATGCGATGGAACTCGCTTATCGGAAAATTCCAGGCGAAAAAGTCCATGTTCCGGACAACCTTTACATTATTGGCACGATGAATATCGCCGACCGCTCACTTGCGCTGGTCGACCTGGCCCTGCGCCGCAGGTTTGCCTTTGTCACGCTGGAACCCCTTTTTAATGATGCATGGGCTGACTGGTGCCGTGATAGGGATTTTCCAGAAGATTCGATCACCCTGATCCGAGACCGGATGACCGCTTTGAATGACACAATTGCGCAGGATCGGGCGCTGGGGCCGCAATTTCGGGTGGGTCATTCTTACGTTACACCGGGGGATGATGACATTTTAGATTCACGCGCATGGTTTGCCGAGGTGATCGAAACCGAAATCGCACCTTTGCTGGAGGAATACTGGTTCGATGCTTCCGACCGTGCCCGGGAAGCGGCACAGGCTCTGCGCATAGGTTTATAATGGCGGAACCGATACCCCTTCGAAATATCTGGCTGCTGTTCCTTTACGCGGCTGATTTGGTTCAGTTCCGCGACCGGTTTGAACATCAGGTAGAAACTGCCCGGGATGTTCCTGATCTGTTAGCGCGATTGTTGACCCATGTTGTTGAAGAACGTCTGCGCCGAAACCTCTCTCGCGGGTATCGTCCAAAGGCCGCAACCCTGTCGCGGGTGCGGGGTCGAATAGATATGCTGGAAACGACGACGCGGCGCTTGATGGATCGGGGTCGTATCGCCTGCCGTTTCGAAGAACATACGATGGACACGCCGCGAAACCGACTCGTGCGGGCAGCCTTGGACCGTCTGGCCAATAGGGTGTCGGACGATCTGGTTGCTCATCGATGTCGACAATTGTCTGGGGATTTTAACCGTATGGGAGTAATTGGCCCGCGACCGTCATGGACGGAACTGGCCAGCGACCAGATTGCCCGGAATGAAAGCGCTGATCGATTCATGGTGGCTCTTTCCGGGATGGTGTTTGACACGAGCATTCCGACTGAAGAAATGGGCGACGTCACCGGTACTCTACCCAACGTCAACGATCACCTCGTCCGCCGTTTGTTTGAACGTGCCGTGGGCAATGCCCTACGCCTTGAATTGCAGCCCAATGGCTGGAGCGTTGCGCAGGGCAAGCGCCTGTCATGGCCTGTCGACAGCTCGTCTCCGGGGATGGCCGCGATCCTGCCGGGGATGCAGACCGATATCGAATTGAACCACCCCGCCTCAAGGCGACGGATCGTGATTGACACAAAATTCACCACTATTTTTACCTCATCAAATTACCGAGATCATATCCTGAAAAGCGGGTATCTCTATCAGCTCTACACCTACCTGCGAAGTCAGGAGAGGCCCGATGATCCAGTAAGCCTCACGGCAGAAGGAATGCTTCTGCACCCCCAAACCGGTGGTGCCGTTGATGAAGAGATGACCATTCAAGGCCACCAGATGCGCTTCAAGACGATTAATCTTATGGGAGATGTGGCGACGTTTGAGATGGGCCTGCGGGGGGCTGTACTGCGATGAACTCGCAGCGAATGGCCACGTAGGCCCGCATGCCGACACTTTAGACGCGGCGCGCTCTCGCAGATCTTTATGAGAGCATTCAGCCACTTAGGAGTTATATGTTTCGTATGTTTGCCTTAGGTATTCATCACATCTGGTAGCGGGCTTGGGTGTCCACAACCTCCCTTTTCGTGCGTGATGCCGAGGTCGAGGGGGGCCTCGATGGCGACACGCAACGTGCTGGCGCCTGCGGATTTCACCTCAATGATGACCGCTCCGATGATGAGACGGTCGCCCGCCTTGAGGTTGCGCAGGAGCATGGTGCGGGTCGCCTTCGGTTACAGGTCTACGCCGGCGCCATAGGCTTCCAGCTCTTCGGGGGACATGCGCGAAAGGATGCGCTCGGACTGCAGGGCGTCACGGCCTTCGTTGACGACGCGGTCCAGTTGCGCAAAGCGGCCATCGTTGGGGGATGTCATGTCGGAGGCGGGGAGCCGCGCCAGGGTCGCGGGGGGTGTCGGACGGGCGCGGGTACTGGCCTCGACCTCCTGCTTTTGCTGGGCTGCGAGGGCGCCCGGGGTTCCCGGGCGCCGCATGGGCGGCACGTTGGTCAGACCCATCAGCGGGGCGTCCTCCATCAGCCGCGCATGCGCCCGCTCGATCTGCTGGGCATAGGTCAGCTTGGCATAGAGCGGGTTGGAGGTGACGTCGCCGACGATCTGGTTGAAGGCGGCGCGGGTCTTGTCGTCGGACCACAGGTCGGGGTTGGCCCCCTTGTAGGCGGTGACGCTGTCGTTCCAGCGCTTGTCGTCCGCTGCCTTCATCTTCTCGTACTGGTCGCGCTCCACCTCCGCGAGGGCTTCGGCCTTGGCGTTGGCCGCCAGCTGGGTGCGGTAGTCCGTGTCGGAGACGTCACCGTTGTCCCAGGCGTCTTGCAGCGCGTCGGCCTGGGACTTGATCTCGGTCAGACGGGCATCGAAGTCCTGCATGACGAAAGGCTGTGCTGCGGCGGCAGGCGTGGCGGCAAGGTCGGGCGAGTCGGGGGCGTCGTCGGGTACATCACCGGGGGCGTTGTCATCCACCATGTCGGCGGTATCGTCACCTTCCGCCATCGCGGCGCGCTCGTCGTCGGTCAGAAGCTCGTCGTCAACGGCGGTCGGGACGTCATCAAGCGGGATGGTCGCCGCCTCGATGGCGTCGGGATCGGCTTCGGTCTGGGGGGTCGCGTTCATCTGAGCGGTCCTTGTTGTTTGGTGGATGGGGCGTGCGGGATGGGTCGCGGGATCGCTCATGGCATCTGCCCTTCGAGCGGCATAGGCGGCATAGGCTGCTGCGGGGGTGTGGGCCCCGCTTGTTCCGGCCCGGGCATTTGGCCTTCCGGGGGTGGCGGCGGGGCAATGGCCTGCGCCACGGCCTCGTTGGTGCTGCGCGCGACCATGTCCTGCAAGATGATCGCCTCGTTCGCGGCTGCTGCGGAATATCCGGCGCCGATCAGCAGGGCATCGCCCACCTCGGCCACCTGCGGCGCGGACAGAAGATGGATCGCGGCTTCGAACGCCTTGATCTGGGTGTCGAGGTTCTGCCCGGCGAGGGACTGGATCAGCTTCTCGGCATCGATGTCGGCCTTGGCGGCGCGGGACCGCTTCTCTGCGGCCTCGGCCTCGGTCTTGTCGATCTGTGCCATGGCGCCGCGCTTCGCCATCGCGGCCTCTTCGGCCTTGGCCTGCATCTGCGCCTGTTCTTCCGGGGACGGCGGCTCATTCGGGTCGGCGTCGGGGTCTTTCATCCCCGTAGCCTGCCGGATGCGGCGCACAACCTCGTCCTTGGACGGGATGTCCATCATTTCCACCAGCAGGTCGAGAACGAGCATCAGGATTTGCGGGGCACCGGGGGCGATCTCGCGCACGAGGTTCATCAGGCTTTCGACCTGGGCCTGACGGTGGGTCGCGTTCCAGTCGTCCTCGGAAATCACATAGTCTGCCTTCGAGAGCGTGATCGTGTTCTCCGGCATGCCGTCGTTGATGTCGATGAACTCGGGGGTGCCCCGGCTGTTGGTGATGCGGAACTGCTTACGCTCATTGAAGAACTGCTCCATCAGCGAGAGCATCTTTTCGCCGTGGACCTGCATGGCGAACTTGAGGTTGTCGAAGATCGCGGCGGTGGCGAGAGAACCTTGCTCCTGCCGGGCGATGATGGCCTTGCCCGATGTCGCGTTGGTGCTGCGCCCGAGGTTTTCGTCGGTCACGCCCGATTGGGTCTGCACCATCTGGATCATGCGCGACATCAGGTCGAGGTGCGCAGGGGCAAGGTCGCGGTCGACGTTCATGTCGAGCCGCTTGCCCGGATTGACGACGATGATGGCGTCGGGACGGGCGGCCTCTTCCTCGTACTGGTCGAGATCGTCCACGGCGCCCTTGTCCATGATCGTCTTGTTGGTCGATAGGATGTATTGGGCCTTGGCGGCGGAGCGGTTGATGTGGGTCTGCAGGTCGCGCAAGCCGCGGATCATCCCGTAGGGCATCCCGTCGCGGCCGCGGCGGTAGCACCAGAGCGGGGTGAACGGGAAGCGGTTGTGTCGGTAGGGCGACTCCATCACCGTCACGAGCCCGGAGGTGGTCATGATGCCCACATAGGTCCGCATCTTGACGCGCTCGATCATTTCGGCGCGGCCACTGTCCAGCTCGGCCATGTGGCCATCGGACCATTCATCGAAGATTTCGCCGGAGAAGTCGCCGCCCCCCATGATCCGGGTCAGCGCGGGCTTGCGGAACCACGCCTCGATCATGCGGACACGTTCGCGCTCGCCGCCGAACGCCTCGGGGGAGGACCGGGAGGCCAGCATCGTCGCCTCCTGTTCGGCGCTGTCCATGGCGTCGTCGCCGTAGCTGTCAAACACGCCCCCGAAGTCGTAGGTCGCGGAGGTGGCGCGGCGGATCACGGCGGCACGGCCGGGGAAGTATGCCTGGGCGAGGTCGCGGTCCATCCATTTGGAGCGGAAGACATAGCGCGCGTCCGAAAGGTCGTTCTCCTGCGCCATGCTGTCGTGCAGGATGTTGCGCCAAGGCTCCGCGCGGTCATAGACCGGCTCGCCCTCGTCGTCGGCCTGCCATCCCGACTCAAGCCAGCCCAGTCCCGCCTTCACCTGTTCCTCGAACGCCTTGGAGATGGCGAACCCGGAGCGGTTGGCGTCCGAGAGGTATTTCATGAGCTGAGACTTGCGCTCGGCCTGCCGGGAGCCTTCCTTGCGGCGCGGCAGGATCTTGTAATCCGTGCGGCCGCGCCGCTCGGTGCCGATCACCCAGTTCAGCGTGGTGGCGATGACGTTGAAGTTGGTGGCAAGCTGCCCGCGCGCTGCCAGGATCGCCTTTTCCTCGGCGGTATAGGGGTCGTTGTCGTAGAAGTCCTCGTCGCGGGCCATCTGGCGGCGGTTGTCGCCCTGCCGGTCGATCTCGCGGACATAGTGACCCAGCAGGTTGCGGTGGAGGTCAAGGAAGGTCTCGGTGTCGAGGCGGTCGGGCTTGCGGGCCAGCACGGCGGGGGCGCTGGACGCGCCGACACGGTCGCGGGGATCGTCTCGCCGGGTCTCGCCGTCCATGATGCCGGTGGTGTTTGCTTCGTCGGGGCGATCATACATTCTCGATCACCTCGGCTTCGGTGATCTTGCCCGTTTCAGTGTTGAGCATGACCACATCGGCGACGATGCGGTCATCGTAGAGCCGGGGCATGGAAGGGGCTAGGATCAGGTCGCCCAGATGGTCGCGGATGATGCCGGTGATGCGCAGCAGCATCCCGGGCGATGGCTCGAACCCCAGCGCGCAGGCGAACGAGAAGGACACCTCGGCGCAGTGGGCGCCGTCGCCGGTGGCCTCGTCCCATGCCCATGCCGACTCAAGGGGCACGATACAGGGCGTCACGCGGTCGAAGTGCAGGATTGCGAGCGCCGGGATCAGCACCAGCGCCGGGCGGGCGTTGTGCAGCGTCCATGTCAGGATTGCGGTGATGTCGCCGTGGGGGAACGTCTCGATGCGCCGGGACAGGTCGAGCATGAGCTTCGGAGTCGTCTTGGTGTCGGACGTCATAGGACGACCCCTCCTAAATGACGGTGGTGCTTGCGGGATGGTCGGGTCTGGGCGTGGATCAGGGCCGGGTCGAACCCCTGGGCGAACTGGCGCAGCGCGTCGGCGGCCTCGGAGTGGCCGGTCAGCTTTTCCGGCTCGTCGGACCATGCGGCCTGCGAGCGGTTCCATTTCTTCTTGTATAGCGCGATGTGGTCGAGCCCGGCCTTCGTCGCGGTCTCATCGAACCAGAGCTGGGCGAAGACGGCCCGGGTCATGTCGATGCCGTGTTGCAGGGTCTGGACGCGGGGGACGATGTGCCAGGACCAGTCGGGGGCAAGCTCGGTCAGGATAGAGAGGGGCGAGCCGACCTTGTCGGCCATCTGGCGCTCCTGTTCGGCATCATGGGGCAAGAACATGCCGCCGAAGACGTACCTGGTGGCGCGCAGATCGCGAATGTAGTGGGCATAGCCTTCGCCCCAGCCCTCAAGAAAGCCGATGAAGCGGTGCTGGGTGCCGACATACTGGTGCAGCCAGATCGCCGTGCCGTCGCCTGCACCGATGTCCCAGAAGGTGTTGACCGGCAGGTGTTCGATGTGGGGCACGATGGTGATGCGGCCCTCGGTGCGCGCACGGGCCAGTTGCTTGGCGAAGTAGGTGCCCTCGGTAGACCGGCGCCAGCACTCGTCCGACGTCGAAGGGAACTCGCGCCACATGGTCTCGGTGTCGCCGGCAAAGCCGTTCTCGCGCTGCGAGACGTACCATGCGCGCTGTGGCAAGGAGAGCTTGCGGCAGGTCTCGACCTCCACCCTGGCGAAATACCTGTGGTCCGCCTCGGTGATGATGACGCCGGTGGGATCGAGGACGTACTCGGGGTTGGTGTGCCAGGGGAAGAAATGGAACGCGAATTCGCCGATAGTCAGGGGCGCCGGTATCTGGCTGCGGGCCTCGGCCCGGGTTGCCATGTCGAAGAACTCGCCTTCCATCCCCTCGGCGGTCGATTCCACGATGGCGACGCCGGTCTTCGGAACGGCAGGGAGCGAGCCGGTCTTGATCTCAAGCGCCTTGTCGGGGCTCTTGGCGGCGATCTTGCCCATTTCCGAGACGTGGAGCCGGTGGATGGTGCCCGAACGCATGGAGACGGCAACCCGCACCGCGCTGTTGTTGTGGCCGAATCGGATTTCCTTGGTGTTCTTCCGGGAGAGCGGGAAGCGGTGGCGCAGCGACGGCGGCAGGTTCTCATAGGCGAACACCACCTTGTCCACGAAGATCGCGGTGGCGTCATCTAGGGTCTGGGCGATGATGCCGCACCGCTGGTTGGCGTTGAACAGCGCGTGGTCGAGCCAGAGGATCGCGATGAGCGTGGTGAACCCCAACTGACGGGCCTTGAGGATCACGTTGCGATAGTGGATCGCACCGAGAAAATCGCGCTGGGCGCCGTTGGGGATGAACGGCATGACGGTATCGTCGGTCTCGTCGTCCCCCTTGATGATGATCTTGTAGAGCTGGCCCGAGAAGATGCGCCATTCCCAGGACGTCAGGCAGATCAGCAGCTCCGCTTCCGTCCGGGGGATGAGCGCGGGCGTGATGCGGATGGGCGTGGGCATCGACACCGGGATCGCGGTCGCCATGGTCATCCCTTGCCCTCTCCATTGTCAGGGGGCGGGATCAGGATGGAGCGGGCGGTGGCGATCGGTGCTGCGCTGCCGCTGGTCAGGATGTGTTGCAGCAGGATGGCGAAGCTGGACGAGGCTTCGACCTCGACCTGCTCCTTCATCAGCCCGAGGCGACGGGCGACATGCTCGATGGCGCGCTGGCGGTCTGCCATCAGCATCTCGCGGCCCTGACGGGTCTCCTTCACCCCGTTGTAAAGCAAGCGCGCCTGTGGCGAGAGCGTGGTGGTGTCCAGCATCACGACGTAGCCGATGCCCTCGCCCGCGCACTCGGGGCATTCGCGGTTTGGCGGGGCGTTGTGCCGGTATCCATAGCCGCCGTGGTTGACCTCTTCGGAGGGGCGCAGGCGCTCGGCCTCACCCTCCTTTGCGAGTGGGTGCCGCGCATCGTATTCGGCCTGGGCGTCCAGAAATTCGCGGTCGGTCTTCCACTGGTGCTGGTGCATGTAGCCGTGACAGTACCGGCAGGCACCAATGCGGTGCTGGACCAGCTCGTTCGGATCGGCGGTGGCCGTCTCCCACCACATGCGGATCACATCGTCTGCGTCAGCCTCGAAGCGGGCGGCGGTTTCGGCCTTGAGGACGTTGAGGCGGTCCTGGATGTCGGGCCGCTTCAGCAGTGCCGAGGCGATGGAATATGCCGTCTTGCGGGAGTATCCTGCACGGATAGCGGCCTGAGTACCGTTGAAATCAACGAGGTACTGGCGGCAGAATGCTTCGTGCTTGGGGATGAGGGGCATATGATAATCCACGACGATGTGGTTGATGTACCATATGCGACGGGTGTGACTCAATATGTGGTGTTGATGTGGGCATGGATAGCTATCTGTGCGGGCGGTTCACAAGGTCGAATTGGTTGCCGTGACTTCGCGCTCGCCTCAACAATGTTCAACCTGAACACGACCGGGAGCCAGATGTGACCGACCCCGGCTGTAGCTGCTTTCTAGCTGTCCAGTGGCGGGCCACATTCAGCCCTTCCAAGAAGCTCATGCACGGCGCTGCAAACGGTGAGAAACACGGCTTAAGCAAGGGCGGGAAGCGTTCGTTCGCCGCGTCAGGTTCAAGGTCCGGGAGGGCCGGAGGCAGACATTGGCTGCAGATTTAGCTGACACGGTCGTTTTGTAACCTCAAGGTCGACATTCTTCCTCAATATAAGGAATTTATTCGCCAAGATTAGTGGATAGTAAGCCATTTCTGATTATATCAAAATTGATAGTAGTTGACGTTCGAGCGACCTGATGGAAGTTCAACTGAGGCTATAATGGCTGCCAGCAAATTTACTTCAGCCGCAGACGATTTCTTACTCCCAGACCGAGGAGGAAAGAGAATAAGAAACCGGATAGCGTCTGCAATCCATATACGAAGGCAACTGGCGATGGAGCGCTTTGAAGAGTTTCGCTGTAGAATAAGCGTCCAAGCCCCAGGAAACTAAATGTGCCAGAGACTGACATCCCGATCCCTGACAGGAAATAGTTCTCCAGTCTAGCATCAGTTGCACTACCTTGCGCGAAAAAGCCTCCGTATATTGCCGACCCTACTAAGATGGTGAAAATGAGTGCTGCAGCAGGCCTGCAAACGGAATAGCCATAGTCTGAGAGAATACCATATGTTTTTATCAGCAGGGCATCCCAACCTTTAAGCTCTGATCGAAGGCTGAGCTCCCTTCGCAGAAAGAATCCGGCTTCCACGGGTCGTTGGATCGCTTCCATGCGCTTCCTCAATGCCGAGTACTTGGTTGTCTCGCGATTGATGCCATTTTCCTCATATTCCGTTGCGTTTCCCTGTCTGTCGAAGTTTGTGAACGGAAGTCCCCAGTTCCTCAATTTCAGTGGAAAAAGCGTATTTTCAGGAAGCTCTGCCTCAAAAAACTTTGGGCAGCCTAAGACAAACATTGTATTCTCAAAATGAGCAGAGGTGTGAAATATTGACTTTGTAAAATCTGCATTTCGCAACGTGGCTTCTGAGAACTCTGCGTGTTGCCGAAACTCACAATTAATGAATTCACACGCGTTTGATATGTTTCCAATGGATCCCATCTTGGTTCCTCGAAAATATGCGTTTCTTAGGAATACTGTTTTATTAAAATGGCCGGATTGAAGCACTGAACTTTCGATTGAAAAGTTGTCGGAGAATATCGTACCGGAAAATATTGCATGTGACGGGAAGAATCTTTTGCTTAAAAGTAGAGGCCTCTGAAATTTAATATTTCCAAAGTTAATACTTGAAAACATACCAGTATTTTCTTTCCCGGGGATGTCATCGATAGAAAATTTTGTTCCCTCTAGCCTTGTTTTTACTCTGAGACGTTCATCAGGATTTAGTGGATTCAGTTCTTCAGCGTCGACGCCTAAAGCTTCCGCAACATTTTTTTTACCTTCATCGGAGAGGATTTGCCCCATCAGTCCGTTCCAGATTCGGCGGTTGCCGGGTTCGAATTTACCTTCAAAGCTATGAGATTTGTTCTGTTCACCATAGACGGTCGCTATAAGGTAATGGAGCGACTCTTCTGGCGCCCTCTTGGGCTCTTCGATCACACTAGATGAACATTTTTCGTTTTCCACTGTTTTCACAACGCAACACTCCCTTTTTTGTTACGCAAGTGACACCTTCAATGCCTGCCACTGGCAATATCAGTCCTTGAAATGGACCTTTACGCAAGGTCGGCTGCGGGCCGGGTCGCGCCCCAGAGGCATGATGGTCAGCCCCGACTTTGCAAAACCCGCTCCCGGCACTTCACTTCCGCCCAAGTCAGCCGTACCTGACCCGAGAGGCAAGACCCGACCTCAAAAAAGACACTATTCTCAATGATTATTTGTACTTGTCCGCCTGTTGTCGCTATCGATGAGGGGTTGCTTGACATCAGAATGGGCGTCTCCAGTGGAAATTGAAGCCTTCATCGAAAGATGGGAACGCTCGGGCGGCAGCGAACGTGCGAACTTTCAGACCTTTGCGAACGAACTGTGCGAGGTGCTGGACCTGCCCAAACCCGCCCCGGCGACCGAGGCGACACGTGCGAATTCCTATTGCTTCGAACACCCCGTGACCTTCATTCACACCGGCAGCAAGACGCGCGGCTTCATCGACCTGTACCGAGCCGGCCATTTCGTGATGGAGGCGAAACAGGGCGTGGGGGCCGACAAGCCCGAGGATGACCGGCAAGCCGCCCTTTTGCCTGACCTGCCAAGCGCCACCCGCAAGGGGCACGGCACGCGCGGCACGCGGGGCTGGGATGACACCATGCTGCGCGCCCGCAGTCAGGCCGATGGCTACGCTCGCGCCGTGTCGCGCACCGATGGCTGGCCGCCCTTCCTGCTGGTGGTGGATGTGGGGCACGTCATCGAAGTCTATGCCGATTTCTCGGGGCAGGGGCAGGGTTACACGCAATACCCCGACGGCAACCGCTATCGCATCACCATGGATGACCTGCGCGACGACAAGACCCGCGACCGCCTGCGCCAGATATGGACCGATCCGCACGCGCTGGACCCATCGAAAATCACGGCACAGGTGACGCGCGAAGTCGCAGACCGGCTGGCAGCGCTTGGCAAATCCTTCGAAGGGCAGGGCCATGAACCCGAGGTGGTGGCTCGATTCCTGATGCGGTGCCTGTTCACCATGTTTGCCGAAGATGTGGACCTTATCCCGCATCACAGCTTTTCCGACATGCTCAAACGCCTGCGCGGGCAACCGGCACACGCCGCGCCTTCGCTCAAGGCTCTGTGGGAAACGATGAACACCGGGGGCTTTTCCCCCGTCCTGATGACCGACCTGAAACGGTTCAACGGCGGGCTGTTCAAAGAGGCCGACGCCTTGCCCCTGTCGGAGATCCAGCTTTCGCTGCTGATCGACGCCGCCAGCCGCGACTGGCGCGAAGTCGAACCCGCCATTTTCGGCACCTTGCTGGAACGCGCGCTGGATAAGCGGCAGCGCCACAAGCTGGGCGCGCATTACACGCCCCGCGCCTATGTCGAACGGTTGGTGGTACCCACCATCATGGACCCGCTGCGCGCCGACTGGCGCATTGTGCAGGCTGCGGCGATGACCCTGGCGAACGGGGGGCAGATGGAGCAGGCCCGTGATACTGTGCGCGCCTTTCATGCCCAGCTTTGCGAAATCCGCGTGCTGGACCCGGCCTGTGGCTCGGGCAATTTCCTGTATGTCGCGCTGGAGCTGATGAAGCGGCTTGAGGGAGAAGTGACTGCCCTTCTGGCCGAACTGGGTGAGGAGCAGGGCGCGCTGTCGCTGGCCGGGCACACGGTGGACCCACACCAGTTTCTGGGGATCGAGCTGAACCCATGG